AAGGAATAATGAGAAGCATGAAAGCAAATAAAAAAATTCAAAAAATAACTTAGAATAATTCTAAAGTAGATAAATACATAGATTTTTAGTGGTCACTGGTTGCAATAACCATTGTTTGTTATTGTTAAACAATATTAATATTATATTTTGTGCAACAGACGTTGCATAACTATAATAACACCCCACCCACCTGTGATATTTATATCACACACGTATAGGGGGAATTTTAAAATAAGGCACATACGTAGTGGTTGTCACATTTTTATACCAAATTATTTCTGTGAACCTAAGATACCCTCTATTTTATCAGTTAAAGAATAATCAACAGCATACTCTAAGAAATCCTCTGCAAACTCTAAGATAAACTTCTTGCCCTCTACTTGGTCTTCTACAGGACTTAAAGGCTTTTTGTCTGCCTTATAGGTAAAATCTAGCCCTGACTTCTTGTTTATATATTTGATACCTTCAGCTATTTCTTTAGCTACCTTCTTGTCACCTTTAGTCGTACATAAGGCTTTAAGATATATAGGTTTATCATTGTTCATGTAATTTAGTTATCTCTATTAGTCCACTATACTCATCATCAGTTCCTATATTGCATACATGAACTTGATTAATCTTATTATAAAACTAATAGTTATCTAATAGTTCTATTTATCTAATAGTGGCACTTAGATATGTCTTATATCTTTATCCATGTATTGTCTTTATTACTTCTCCCAAAAAATTGCTCTAATTCTTGGTTAAATAGTTCTTCTTTTCTAGTCTTTATGGACATGTCTTGGTCTTTAGATAATTGTAATATCCAGTAATGACAAGCCATCTGTAAGGCATCTATCCTGTCATCTTGCGATAACGTATTAGCCCCTTTTTGTAATCTACTTATTTGATACATTAGTTGGTATCTTAAAGCCTGTTCTGGTGGATATAGGCTATTAGTACCCTCATAATCCTCTCTAATAGCATTAGCATCAAAGACAATTCTATGCTGTGCAAATAGAGGTTCTAGAGTGTCTAGTATCCTTCTATGTTTATTAGAAGTCTGTCTGACCATCTCTGTCGTACAAGGGTACTCTTTTGTAAGGTATGGTTTTAGTAAGGCTTCAAACATACCTTGACCAAAGTTTTCTTCAATCAATATCTTTTTAACTTCATGCTTCTTTGCGATACCTACAAGTTTATTTAAAACATGTTCAGAATAACCAGAGTTGAAACCACCTGTTGCAACTACATAAATATTACCATTTAATATCTTAGTCACACAATAAGCTGTCTCATCTTTACCTTTACCTGAAGGGTCAATAGACATTACACAACCAGTGTAATCTATCCAGTCTCCTTGTGTCTGCATGGGTCTGAAATAAGCATCTCCTTGCAAACCTACATTAGGTAGGTCATTCCATTGTAATTCTGGTGAACTAGCCCATACGACCTTCTCAGGGGCAGTTGTGGGGTTCAAATTAAGAACTATTAAGTCTTTTAATTTAAGTGGGTATCTATCTAAATCACTTAAAGTTGTATCTAGTTGGAACTGCATGTTAAAGCCTATACGACCATAACTTGCTTCTCTTTCTAATAAATCTTTTTCATCAAATCTTTGTGGGTCAGTAGCCTTACCTATAAGGTCATGTTCCCAAGTGTTTGCAATAACAGGTGCAAGACTAGAACCATAAGATTTTAATTGTTTCTCACTAGGGTATCTAGCAGTCCAATATCTTATTTTATATCCTCTTTCTTGTAGCTTGTTATAAATACTTTGTTCTGTTTGTGGTGTACCTAGAAATATAGTTCTAGAACCTTCTGGTTTAACTATTGCTTCAAACTCTTTGATTGCTTCTCCAAGTTTATCTCTCATAAACTGTGTCTGAGTATTACCTGAAGTTTCAATATCGTCAGCAATAATCAAATCTGCTCTACTACCAGTTAGCTGTGAAGTTATACCTAAAGATTTAACTGAAGGTTGGTGTGATGCTAACGCAGGTGCAACATCAAAACTAATCTTAGATTGTCGTTGGTCACCTTTTGGTTTTAAGTGGAGAAGTATTGGCATCTCCGATAGCAGTCTTAAACAAAACGTACTAAAATCATCTGCTCTATTTTTAGAAGCAGAGACAACCAATATATTTATTTGTGGGTCAAGAAGTAATCTCCATAAGACATAAGTTGAAGTAATCCAACTTTTACCTACTCCTCTAAACGCACTTATAATTGTACGTTTATCTCCATTAGCAATATAGTCTGCGATTGAATATTGCATTGTACTGGGTGCAGGAAGTCTTAAATGCTTCCATGCGAGGTAAAGAAAATTCCTGAAATCTTTCAGTTTTTCGTGCATAAACCCTTGTTTTTATTAGTTATTTTTAACTAGTTTCTTTTCTGCAAATGGTAGTTCATTTACTAATTCACCTAATGGATTATCATTTGTAGGTAATCCATCAATACCATTATCTTTTAGAAACTGTCTAGCAACATTAAGGTCACTAGCTTTTACATCTTCTTCTTTTACTTTCTTTAGTAGCTGTTCTGCTAGTATTGAATGTAGTTCTAATAATTTATCTTTTGACATTTTTCTTTTTCTTTTTTGTTATAACTAATGCTTCTATCTTTGCTATTGTATTATCTAAATATCCAAAGAACGCATATAAAAATTTATCAATCATGGTGTGTGATATTTCATTAAAGATGCTTCACTTTTATCTTTAAGTTCTTTTTCTAGTTTTTCTATTTGTTTTCTTAATTCACCATTTAATTTTTTATGTTCTGAATTTATCATTTTTAAATTAGAAACTTCTTCATCTAATCTATCTATGTCATTTTTTAAACCATCAACTGTTTGTCTGTTAATCTTACTTTCGTTTTCGTAAGTTGGGTCTTGTAATTCTTCAACAAAATCTTTATGTGACTTTACCATTTTTTACAACTCCAATATCTTGCAGACAGTTTATCTTTAGCTGTATCGCATTTGTGTCTTGCTCTAAAACTCTTTCTATTTTTAGGGTTAGATTTTTTAATGGTCATGTTTGCATCACCATATCTAATAAGTTTTACACTCTCACCAACTTTAGCTAATACAGAAAACTTTTTACTTTTAGTTCTGTCTCTTTTAGGTTTGTTGTAACCAGAGAAAGTTTCTCCTCTATACTCTATAGACATACTATTCTAATATTAATTTTTTAATAGATTTTGCACCCATGTAAATTTCTGTTTCTGCCATAGATTTTATACATTGGTATTCAATATGAGACTTGGTTTCTCTCATAGCAATTCTTTTACCTTTTAAACAATCTGACATACTTTCTTGTATTCTGTGTTCTTTTATCTCTCCATTGATAATTAATAAAAGAGCAATAACAACTTCAGTAAGATTTTCCATTTTGTCTAACCTTGTCTTTTAATATTTCTATATCTTCTAATGCTTTATCTAATTGTGTTTTAAGAAATTCTATATTGACTTTATTAGTCATATTCATTTCTTGTGTAGACTGTAATTTTTCTACTGTTTTATAAAGGTCTTCTAATAAAAAATGTTGCTCTTGGTCAGTAGGTACTTGCTCTGATTTTTTAAGTAAATCATTTTCAAATAATTCTCTTGAAGTTTCTAAAGATGTTAGCCTACCTGTAAGTTCAGTGTATGCAATTACACCTGCTACTACACCAAAAATTATCATAGCCATATTACGAATTGGCATACTTACTGATGTATTTTCACTAATTTTCATTTGATATATTTACCTTTGTTGATACCTGCTTTGATAAGATACCCTCTTGTACCATTACCATTAATGTCTACTTCTTTTCTTAAATGCTTAAATACGTTTTTTTCTTTTAATTCTTTTTCAATTCTTTTTTTGAAACTTTCTAATAATTTTATATCTCTCATTTGTATTCATTAAATTTCTTTTCCTACTTCTCTACATTCAAATTTTATTACTATTTTTTCCTTTTCAAATTTAGGAATATCCCACTCAGGTAATTCTTTTAAATTTTTATATGTCTGTTGTGCAATGGCATAACCACCAACAACACAATCATAATGAGTATTAAATTGATAACCTGCAATTTGACTAGAGGGGCATTGTCCAGTTGTTAAACTGCACAGATACAACACTAGTATAAATTTCACTTAAACTGAAAAAATCCTATTAGTCCGACAATACAAGTTCCAA